AAGGGCAAGCTACAAAGAACGATTTATAGCATCATTTAAAACGATACATTATAGGACATTGAACATGAGCAAATCAATAATCAAATGGATTTACCAAAAATTATCCAGTTTGGTTGCTGATTCTGTTTGGATCGCTTGTCTGACAATGACGTCGATTGGAATTATGTTTGCTTCTTTGCATGCAGTAGGGAGAATTCTAGCCCCAATACCAGCCGCTTACGACGCTAGAGGAGGAAAAGGTCGTATTATGCAAGCCCCTGTTGGAGTTCCAACACCAGCAACAAAAATCATGGACGCAGATCAAGAAATTAACATCGCAAAACATTCTACATATAAAGGAGTTCTGGATGGCAGAGTCACCGCCACAATGGTTGGTATTTCGGGATCCGTATTTCTTGTAAATAAACACTTTTCAGATTTTATTACAGGAAATATGCCCCTCGAAGTGTATGACCCCAAGTTTGGAATAAATGGAGATCAGGCTCGAAAAACATATTATGTAGGCAGGGAAGATGTTCGGATCATTAAGAACAGTGATGCCGCATTGCTTTACATTAATGGTTTTCGACCAGTCAGGAATTGTTTAAAACACTTTGTTACAGAATATGATTTGAAAGATCAATTTGTTAATTTCAGATATGGTAGAGCGAACACAATTTTGTTACGTGTCGGACGTGAGCATGAGTGGAGATCAACTGGTTATCAAGAATATTCCACATCGCACACTTACGATATTGGAGCAAAAAATCCACATGAGCGAGTTGTTTTCTTTAAGAGCCCAGAAAAACTCGAACGTGGGGATAGTGGTTCACTTGCCTTCCATGATAATCCAAAAATCCCAAATAAAATCATGGGGATATTCTTAGCCATCAATGGACCAGATATTGGATACATCGGACTTTTATCAAAAGAACAGATAGAAGAAGCCCTTCTTACATTCCCAATTCAGAACAGAATCGAAACAGCATGCTCGGAAGCCACCCCTATAAGAGAAGATCATGAACTCAAGGGAGTTTTCAAATACAATGATGAAGTTTATTGCGGCCCACATGGAAATCTTGGAGTTTCAAAGTCGAGCGGATTCAGAAAATCCCCGATTCATGAAGTTTTTCCAGTTGAAACAACACCAGCAATTCAGGATATTCGAGATCCTAGAATTCCGGAGGGAGCAAGACACTTCTTGGAAGTTTCTTTGAACAAAACAAATGGCGAACATGAGCCTCAATTCACGAAGGCAGAAGAAAAGATGATGATGAAACATCTAGAATACGTTCTTGTCAAATACACTCCAGGATTACCATCGGTTAGATTGTACGACACTCGTCAAGCCATCATTGGTATCCGCGCAATGGGTTCAACAACAATGAACTTTAAGAGCAGCGCAGGATTGCCATATAAACTTGAAAAAGGTGTTGTTGGAAAATCTCCCTTCATCAAATTTCATGAGGAGACTAAAACTTACCAAATCCAGGAGAGAGTTTTTCATGACGTGGAATATTATGAATCAATGTATTCCGTTGGAAAAGTGCCTCACAATCACAAACTCGAATTCAGAAAGAAGGAACTCGTCGGGGACAACAAAATCATCAACCCCAAAACCAGAACAGTAGCAACTGGCAACATGATTCATCAAATTTGCTACAACAAAATATTCAAAGACTTATACACACTACACAAGAATGCTTGGGAGCTAGGACAATCATCTCCATTTGCTCTAGGTGTAGATCCGGAAAGGCATTGGCATAAAATCACAGAACATTTGAGATATCTCGATTATGTTGTTGATTTTGATGTCAAAGCGTGGGAAGAAAAAGTGAGTTTGAGACTCTTGAATATGACAACAACAGCCAAATTGAATCTTATCAAATCTGCTTACAGAAGCAGAAATGAGCGATTACCACCAATAGATTCAATCGCATATGGAATCGCCGTAGATTTCACAGATGCAGAGGTTTGTTTTGAAGATGTGATGTACAGGAAGCGATCAGGATTGCTGAGTGGTCATCCGGGAACTTTTATGGAGAACTCGGAGATACATGAAATGATTCTATTTCTTGCTGTATATCGGATAATCAAAAAATACAAACCAGACTGGGCAAACATAGCAACAATTGAAGAACATGTTAGATCAGTCAAAGCCGCAGATGATATTATAATCGCAGTATCACCAGCATTTCGCGCAGTAGTCACCGTTGACGCTCTAGTCATTGAATACAACAAACTTGGATTCGAATTAACATCAGCAGACAAAAGCGCAGACATTCGCCCCAAAAACATATATGAGGTCCAGTTTTTAAAGAACAAATTCGTACGAAACAACGAAGGACTATTTCAATGCTGCCCTAACAAGGCCATCGTATACCAACTTATGAACTGGGTCCGAGATGATAGTTCTTTGTCAAGAGAAGAGCAATTTCTTACAAATGTGGAAAACGCATTTAGATTTGCTTTCTGGCAAGGAGAAGAATTCTATGAAGATACCAGATCAAAATACAACGATGCAGCAATGAAAATTCACCATATGTGGACTTTTGACTACGAGCATATGCGAGCCATAATTGAACAGCACCGCATTGACGTGTCAGAAGAGAATGCACGACTCAACTCACAAGGAAGAGTCGAGGGAGAAGATATTTTGGATCTTTATCTCGGTGATGACTAATCATTTTCTGATTCTCATTTTTTTTCTAGTTTTATAATTGTAGATTTTTTTGATCTTACAGTTTCGAATAACATTTATTTTTACTACAGAGTTAATTATAAGCTAGCTTTTTGGATCAGTTTTTTAGATTTTTAGTTACACCATCCTAATTTTAAAGCAAGAACAGTATTGAGAGTTAATCTCATTTAGTGCCATACTAATACGGACTACTGAAGTCTTGAACAAATTTAACATTTTGTTAAATTTTCATTTACA